GCGCGAGACCAGGACGTGTCCTGCTTCTCGTCGTAGCCAATGGAGATTTTCTCCTCCTGGACACGAACCGCGTAACCGAGAGCGGCCTTGTGCAGGATGTAGCAAATTTCCGAGGCCGTTCCGACGCCGGTCACCAACGGGTTTTCGATCCAGTTGATGCCGAACCAGCGCAGCATGCGGCGGGAGGGGCCGGCGAAGGGCTTCACGTCCACGTAGTCGGCCGAGGCGAACTCGGTCGTCTGCATGAGGTAGGCCATGAACGCCGGGGAAACGATGCCGAACATGTTGTCGGCCTCCCAGGTTCGCACCTGGCCGTTTCCAAGGATTGCCTTCGCGCCGGCAACGGTCGCGACGGACGCCGTGCCAGAACCGTAGTCCTGAGTGGCGTTCGCCAGTTCCGCCAGAACGGTCAGATCGATGTCACGGTTGATGACGTTCATCGACGCCATCTGCATGATGCGGGTCTGATCGCCCTGCGAGGCGAAGATGTTGAAGCCGGTCAGCTCGTAGGGAGCGTGCTTCTCGACCAGTGTCGCGGTAACCTGCGAGTTGGTCGGGTTGCCATAGGGAATCTGACCGTTGGTGCCGCGCGTAACGGCGGTATCGCCACCGGAGCCGGAGACGAGGAAGGTGGCCGTCAGGCCATCCGCCATCGATTCCTTCGTGGTCGCCATTTTCAGCAGGCTCACGTCCTGCTCAAAAGCCGCCACGAACTCCTTGCGGTAGCGAATCATTGCAGCTTCGACTGCCATGTTCGTTTTCCTTTGAAGGTGTTGAGGGGTTTGGAGCCTCAGACGCGCAGGGAGGCCGGATGCAGAGCCGGGGCCGCTTTCGCGGGGAGGCCGGATGCAATCGGGGCTTCACGTTGTTGGCGTTGCAGTTCGCCGTCTGACAGGGGCCGTTGCCGGGGAAGCCTGACTATCGGGCATAGAAAACCCGGCACGAAGCCGGGATCAGGTCAGTCCATCAGATCGTTGATCGAGGACTATTTCTTGCGCTTCAGTTCGCGCTGGATGATCTGGTCGTATTCCTTGTCGAGACCCTGTTGCCGATACTTGTTGATATCGGTATTCATGATGGTCTCGATCTCTTCCTTGCGCGCGGTATGCTTGCGCTCGGAATCGGAGTTGGCGAAAGCGGTGTCACCGAACTGGTTGCGGCCCATGTCCGCCGCCCACAAGATGAAATCCGGGTTGTCGCCCAGCCGCTGGCCATTCGGCCCGCGAAACTCGGTCCAGTTCTCGCCGACGCCGGGGATGGACGAGATGAAGCTCTTGCCGAGCGTCAGTGTCGCCTTGTAGTCGCCCGGTGCCAAATCCTTGCGAAGCTGATCTTCAGACGCTTCAGATGCCTCTCTGTCGGTAATCGCCTGCTGTTCAAGCGCCGCTTCCTGCGCATCGAAATACCATTCCGTGGCGAAGTCGATCGCCGCTTGCGGCTGGCCTTTCTTGTGCGCGTATTCAGTGAACGAAGCCAGCATCGGCTTGTCGTCGTCGGTAATGCGCTTCACGACCGTTTCGGGCAGTTTGTAGCCGGACGGATCGTCAGGAATGCCCTGCTCCTTGCGCCAGTCGGCGAGAGCTTTTTCGTCGGTCGTATCCGGCATCGGCTTCTGAAGCTTGCCGGAGCGGATCGTTGCCTTGGCGTCCCTGAGCGCCTTTGCGACGTTCTTCAACGAGCCGTAGCGCGCCAACTCCTTGGCAAGGTCTTCATCGCCGTCCGCAACACGGTCGCGCCAGTCGTCGGGCCACGCAAATTCGTCCTTGGCTTTGTCGACCGTATCACCCTCGCCAGCGCCAGCCTGTGCCTTGTCCGTGGCTTTGTCGGTCGTGTCCGCAGTCGTTGTATCGTCGGTGGTCTTTTCGACCACATCGCCTGTTACCTCAGTCATTCGGGTTTGCCTCGTTTGCCTCTGGTCTTTCGTGCCTCGACAGCCGCCGTCACTTCGGGCTGGAGTAGCTTGATGATCTGCAAGCCGACGAACCGCCTGCCCTCAGCAAACGCCGTGGCGAGGCCGTCGCCGGGCCGGTAGGACACGTCATAGGCGTTCGACGCCTTGCGGATGATCCAGTCCATCGCGAGTTTCTGCTGCCCGTCATTGGCTGTGCCAGCGATGCAGGCGCGGATCGCATGGACTTCTGTTTCCTCGTAGGGAGCGGGAGAATGGGCGTCCATTACGCCGCCAGCCCTGCCGCCTGAGCGGCGATCGATGCGCCGGCAACTTCATTGACGACGCCAGCACCGCCCTTCAGGAACTCGGCAGCCTTGACCAGATTGTCGGTTTGAACCTGTGCTTCCTCATCGCTCTGCTGGACTTCCTCGTCTGCGAACCAATCGGCCGGTGCCCCTGTTCCCTTGACCGCATCCTTGGTCATCTTCTTGAAATCGATGGTCGTCGGGATGGTCTTGTCAAACTGCGCAGCCCCGGCAAGGATCTGCACCGATTCCTGGAACGCCATGACGTTCTGCCTGCCTTCAGCTGTGTTCAACGGGCTTTCGAAGGTGAATGTGACATCCGCGTCGTGCAGGGCTTCCGGCATCTCGGCGAAATTGAACTGCCTGTTCCGAACCGCCATCTGAAAGGCCGTATCGAGCAAGGGCAGATGGTATTCGCTCTCGATTGGCCCGGTGAACGGCAGGATGGCGCGGCGATACTGGTCCAGCAAGGCCTGCGTCTCGAATGCGGTCTTGCCCTGCGGCGGCAGCGAGAGCCGGTTGAGCAGAAAGGATTCCGCCAGCAACTGGCGAACGTCCTGCTTCATGTCCAGACCGATGGCGAGACCGCGTGACGGGTCTTCGAACATCATCGCATCGCGGATGCTCTGGTCCATCTCCATGTCGACGTAGGTCATGCCGCCGGCATACCGGTTCACCGCGTCCCGGAAGATTTCGCCCTTGCCATACATCGGCGGGTCGACCGCCTTTTCGCCCTGCTCCAGAAGGATGCGGGACATCATCTGGATCATGCGGCCATCGGGCAATCCGGTCAGCGTGGCCGGGGAAAACCCGTAAGGCCAGCCCGATACAGTCCGCCAGCGCGGGATGACGTAGTTGAAGACCGGCAAGCCGCCTTCGCTCAGGAACTTGTCATCCTCGCAATCGATGTAGAGCGAGACGAACGGCATGTCCTTGTATTGCCGGCGTTTGGCCTTGTCGTCGCCGTAGATTTCATCCAACGGCAAGACGATATGCGAAATCTTGAACTCTCGCGTCGGGTCTTTCTTGGCCGCTTCCTCGATTTCGTGCCGCACGGTTTTCGGCCATTTGCGGACCATCATTCGCGCCGTCATCGACATCCTGCGATGGAGGTGGTCGATCTTGCCGACCGAGTTTTCCATCCATGCGCAGTCGCGGATATGCCAGTTGCGAAACAGGAAGTGGTCGCGTGTCGGGCTTTCCTCGACCGACAGGACAGGATTGCCGAACGTCACGTAATCATGATCGGCTTCGCCCGTTGCCCGAACAAAATTCGCCCTGCGATCGTAGACCAGCCTGCGAAAACGATCAGTCGCCGACTCCAGCCAGCGGGCGTTTGCCGGGTCTTCGTCGGTTTCTTCCGATCCGGTCTTGGCCGAGAACCATTCACCCTGCCTAAGCAAAGCCCCGATGGTGTTGCCAAGGGTTTCGCGCGCCTGAACCGGGAACGATTCCATCAGTCCTTCGGAGAAGTCATGCCCGAGCGTGAAAGGCGACGTGAAGTCGGCCCTCAGCGGGAAAAAGTTCTCGGCGATCTCTTGGCAAAGCTCATCGTAGGGGCGCTTCTTCGCAAAGAGCGAAGCCCCTACCGTGATAAGCTCTTTGGCGCGGGAATCCATCAGGATCAGCCGGCCGAACCCAGGAGGCTGTTCGAATATGCGCCCGTCCCCGCCTCGCCACTGCGCCCGGAAAGACGCGTCGATGCGCGGCCGGAGCGCCCTGCGATCTCACGGCGCTTGCGTTCCTCCGCTTCACGTGAAACGGGGCTGTTGAGATCAGGCATGCGGACAGCCTGCGGCTTTTTTGCCCCGAATAGAGCGCCCATCAGCGTCTTCCCTTCATGTTCGAATAACCCAAGACAATCTTCGGTGCGCGAGGCTTGCCGATGCCGTCTTCCCGTTTCGTCAAAGCAGGGAACAGCGAGGCCAGCCCCCAAATCATCGCATCGGCCCTGTCGGGCGAACGTGACCCGACATAGCCGGCGGTCGTCATGGCGCAGAGCTGATCCTCAAGTTCCGCGAAATAGCCGACCAATGAAACCTTCTGCTGCTCGAACAGCGTGGCGATCGGCTCCGCACGAACAATCTTGCCCCGCGAGGCCTTCACCGCCCTGTATGGCGTTCCTGGCCTCGCTGCTCGGATGATTTCCGCAACCATCGCGCCGCCGAAGTTCTCTTCCGCGACGATGCAATCCGCATCATGCCGCTCATAAGCAGCCGTGGCGGCTTTGCCCCACATCCCAGGGGCCATGCGGCCGGAGAGGTCTTCCAGCACGTAGCCGCGACCATCCTTGCCGAGACCGCAGACGACGATCCCGACTTCATCGGACCGCTTGTCTTCCTCGCCGGAGACGCCGGAGGGGTCCACCGCTACGACAATGCGGACCATCTCCGGGACTTTCCCGTCTACGATCCGTTGCTGGTCCAGAAGCTCCAGCGTCCAGAGTGCCGATTCCGACACATCCGCGAACTGGCCGAGCCAGAAGCGACGGCGCATCGCCTCCGACATTCCCTGCAATTCTTCGAGATACGTGGCCGGCAGGTTGGCCTCGTTATCCTTCGGGTTCATCGTGATCGCGGCGTAATTGCCGGGATTGGCTAGCCCCGTCCGCCTGTCGGGATCACGCTTCTCTACAAACAGCCGGTAGGTCCAATGGGCCATCCCCGGCGGGTTGCAGTCGTAGTAGGCTTTCAGACGAAGCGGCGTGTTCTGCGCCAGGCGAGTGACGGCCATGTTGCGCGAGGCGTATGGAATCTGCGAACACTCGTTGAGATAGAGCGTGGCGTATTCCTGCCCGAGGATTTTTTCCGTCCGCTCCTTGTCGTCCAGACCGCCGAACCAGATTTCCGAACCGTTTGGCAGGGAGTAATACCAGTCGGTCTTGTCGAGTTTGCATTTCTCGGCAACGCCCGGAAAGCAGAGTTCCATCACCTTCGGCAGCGTATCGAGAACGATGGACGCCTTGATGTGGTTGAACCGGTAGCGAAGCATCGCGTGCCGGCTCTTGTGCGCCAGAGCTCGGATGACAACCGCCCGGACGAAGCCGAATGTCTTGCCCGATCTCGATCCGCCATATGCCATGATGTGCGTGGCATCGGATGCGATCAGGTCAACCTGGGCCTTTTGCTTGGCCGTGAGTTGGAAGGTCACAGGATACCGGCATCCGCCGAGGCGATGACAACCGTGACCGCGACGGACGACTTTGTCGCGTCATCCTTGAACATGCCAAGGTGCTTGCCGAGATCGACCAGCGCACCCTTCTTGTCATGGAACTTGACCTTCAGCCCCTCTTTCGTCTGAGAGACTTCAGCAATCGCCGCCGCCGTATCGTCGTCTATTCCCTCGCTGCCGATCAGCGAAACGCCGTTTGCGATAACATATTCACCGCTGTCTTCATTCAGGATAGCGATCCCGTCGCCCCATTGGACCGCCTTGCGAATGTCAGCGAAGCCAATGCGGCCGAGTTCCCGCAGCACGCGCTCTTGTGTGATTTCGGCTCGTTCAGCGGCGCGACCGAGGATTTCGTTCACCCGGTCTTTGATGCTTTGCTTTGCTTTAAGCGTGGATGCATTGCCGCGATTGGGCTGGAACCCGGCGACCTGGTAGGCTTCGTCGGCCGTGTTGCCCTTCGCGAGAGCCTGAGCGAATAGTTCATGCCGTGAATTTTTCAGAACTGCCACGGCTCGCCTCCAAGCCTCACCAACTCGTTACGAGCGCTATGCGCGCCCATGTGTCAGTCGCCGTGCAGATGAACAGGTGCGTGGCGTCGTATGCGATCTGGCCAGCCGTCCCGGGATCGGCAGCGGTTGCTGGCGGTGCGGACCATTCGAGTTTCTGATTGAGCGCTGTCTGTGTTGCGGTGCTGACCGGCTTGTTCGCATCGCTGGTGTTGTCGACATTGCCGAGACCCAGGCTGTCTTTCGTGATCTCGGCATCCGCCTCTTCGGCCTTGCGCTTGGCGATGGAGGCATTGAGGGCGGACTGTTGAATAGCCCGCGCCTCTGCCCTTCGGATATTGGCCCGCTCTTGTTCCGCGTAGCGAAGAAGAGCCATTTGCGTCGGCTTACGAGGCTGTCAGCAGGCCAGTCGTTGCCAGCGTGCTGGAACCGAGCAGGCGAGCGTCAAGAAGCATCACGCCTGCCGCCACGTCGGTGACGACGACATACGAACCGATGATGCCGCCGGAAGTTGTTCCGTTCATCGTCAGCTTGTCGTCGGTGCCGGCCGCGCTCTCGCCGAATGTGGTGCCGCCAGCGGCGAGCGTGATCGTCACCTGACCGATGAACGTATCCGTTCCGTTGCAGGCGATGACGTGACCGTTGCTTGTTGGCGCGAGCGAAACCCGAAAGCGATATTCCGCGCCGGAACCGGTGGCCGGCGGAAGCGTGGCGGTCGAACCGGTCAGCGTGTCGAGCAGGATCGTCTTGCCGCTGTGCTTTTCCTCGGTCATCGTGATAGCCGAGCCGGCGGCGACCGTCTGCTTGTTGGTGTTGAGGCGGACGCCGCCGACAACCAGGTTGCCATTTGCGTCGAGACCGATTTTCTTGCCGTGAAGCGAGGTGAGGATTTCAGCCATGGTAGTTCTCCAATTTGCTGTTGCTGTTGCTGGGAGGGTTACGCGTAGGTGACAGAAAGTCCGACGACATCGGCGGCGGTGAGCGCGCCGGTATCGTTGTCAGCAGCCCCGGTGGTGAGGCCGTAGCCGATCCCGGTCGCGAACCGGAGACCTCCGAGATTGAGGTTGAAAGCCGAACTGGCGGGAAGCGCGATTGTCAGGAACGGAACATCCGTCCCGACAGTCGGCGAGGTGGCCTTGTCGTAGAGCTTGAGGTATCGGACCGCGACGGCGGCGTTGTAGCCGCTGACAAAATGCAGCGAGCCGGACGACGCCTTGGCGACCGTCGCATTGGTCGACGCGCCTGCTGACGCAATGCGCGAAACGCCATCCGCCGCAGCGATCGATTCATAGATCGCCCGCAGGGAATCCTTCGAGACGCCAGAAGGCAAAGCCATGGGCGCATCCTTTCAGGTCGTGAGTGATGGCTTGCCCGCCGCGCTCCGCTGTTGCGAAAGGATCGCTGGCTTGGGGGTTCGGACGGGCGGGCAATGTTGGATGCCCTCGCCTTCTGGCTATGGGCTGATGTGGAAATGGAAAAGCCCGGCGCGATGTCCGGGCTGAATTCTGGCAATGAAATCCGAATGCGGGAAGCGATGAGCTTCTTCCCTACGGCCCGGCGAGTTTTACCCTCAGTGTGAGGTCCGCATCTGAACAGCCCTCGCCTGCCGGGCTCTTTTGCACCGGCTTGAGCCCTACACTTAGGCTCTCGACTTCCCTCTTCTGCCCGTCGCGGCCTATGCCATACGGCGGGGAGCTGTCAGGACGGGCCGGACGCTACCCCGGCTTGACGGTTGCCATATCGGCTTTGGCTCTTACCCATGGGTGGTCAACACCACGGAGCGTCATAAGGCTGACCAACCTCGCGCTTCTGCTTTCAGCGCAGCCGTCCTGACATTTAGGACGGAATGGCCGGGAAACCCCAACCTTCACGACTTGCGCCGCCGTCCTGAATTGGTTGCGCTGGTCTCCCAACCGGCTGTCCGCTGGCCATAGCCCGAAGCCATGGTCTCCAAGATTGGGGCGCAGCGGCTTCCCCTGGTATTTGGTTGCGGTGGGCGGATTCGAACCGCCGTCCTCTAGGTTATGAGCCTAGCGAGCTACCGGGCTGCTCCACACCGACACTCTCACCTGCGCTTGGCAGGAAACCTTTGGTGCGCTTTGCGCCGTGATGCATTTATTGCGGTCCAGCCTAGCAAAAGTCAAGCGCCTCGAAGCGCATTCACGCAATTTTTCACCGCTTGTATCCGATGCGTTCCGCACGTTCTGTCGTGAAACGCCACTTCGTGGAACGTAATGCGATCCAGACCATCCACTTTCATCAGCTTGTCGATAATCGCTTGATAGGCATCTGCGATAGCTTTCACCTGTCTGTCGGACGGCTCGGAATCGAGTGACGCCCCTCGACCTGCA